CGTCGGCTGATAGGCAGCATTGAGATAGCTACCCTCGATAATGCCCACTCCATCAGTGATGTAGAGTTCCGCATGATGTGGCTCGATACTGATTGATGCGATGATCGCGCCAGTTGTCTTGCTATATGTGCTGTATTCCATACTCTCCCTTATTTCTTATAGACAACCGCTGTCAGGCCCACATTATACCAGTATGGATTACCATCCTTGATTGAGTAGTAGACCGGGCGATAGGTGTAGGTTGTGTTGTTGTTCACGGCTTCATCGTAGAACCTGAGCGCGTAGATGCGGCGTCCGCTGAAAATTTGAACATCGTAGTAGACTTGGAGATACTTGCCGTCATTGCGCTGTAACGAGATAACCAGATTGTCGTCGTCACCGCCGTCGCGAGAAGCAACGAAATGGAAGTCCACGATAACGCGCTGATTACCGACTGTCGTTGATAGCGGGACACTGATGCCGCCGATGTTTGCGTAAGTTCCTGCCGAAGTGCGCCAGCCATTCAGATTGGAGAAGTAAGCACCGAAGCCGAACGTACAGAAGTCAACCAGCTTCACGCCTTGAAGCGTTGCGTCCTTCATGTTCACATTGTCGATGTTGGCCGTTCCGATCACCGCATTTCGAATACGGAGTTGGCCATTCACCAGTTCCATAAGATCGCTGTTGGTGTTGTTGCTGGTATTGCGGAACGCAATCGCATTGGCCTGAAAGACGATCTTCGACGTGCCGCCGCCAGCAGCAACCGCCATGCCCGCGACGATATTGCCGGACTGGACGGAAAGAACATATTTGCTTTCCACAACGCCGAGCCGGTTGCTCGCCGTGGTCATGGACTGCTGAACTAGGGCCAGATCGTTCTTTGTGCCGGTGAGGTTCGATTGAACAGTGGTGATGGATTTAGCGTTCGCATCGTCGCGGCTGACGCTGGCGTTCTTCTCCGTGGTAATGCGCGCATGAGCGTCTTCTGCGCGGGCCGACACTTGGTTGATCGTCGTCGTTAGCGTGTTGTCCTTCGTCGCTCTGGTGTTTGCTTCACTCGTGATCGCTGAGTTTACCGATGTGCCGAGATTGGAAATTGCCTGATTGCGGGCGCTTGTTTCTGCCGCAATCGCGGAAGTCCTCGCTGTGGCTTCGGATACGATACCGGCGTTCGCGCCATCGACCTGCGCCTGCAGCTGGCTGATTTGCGTTGCGACGGCATCCAGCTTCGTTGTGCGTGTATTGCGCTCCGTAACGATGGAGGCCGCATTTGTGTCGGCCTTGGCGGTAACAATGGCTATGTCGCTGGCGAGACTGGTATCCGCGCTGGTCCGGAGGTTCTTTTCGTTCAGGATCGCGGCTTGGTTCGTGTTCGTGGCCGTGGTGAGATTGCTGATGGCCTCTGCCCAGCTTTCGCCATCGGACAGCACATCAGAGCGCAGGCTTTCGACCTTCGCAAACGCTTCGTCGCGATAGGCGCGAGCCGCTTTATCATTGGCATTGAGGTTGCGCTGACCAATTTCGGCAACGCCGTCGATGCGTTCAAGGACCGGATAGAGATCGACGCCGGTTACGTTGTCCACGCGGTCGCCCAGATCGGCAATCTGATCGACAAGCTGCTGGTTGCCATCGACAACCGCGTTCAGGGCTTCGTCCAGCGCCGGCGAAACGTCTTCCGTGTCGTGGACCGACCAGCAGCGGTTATAGCCGACCTCGACCTTGTAAGCGGGATCGGCGACGGTGAGCTGGTTGATCGTGCCGGGAATAACCAGCGGCGTTGTGGAACGATCAGCGGTTAGGGGCAGCGGGTTCTTGTGCTTGTAGAAATCCGTGCCGAACCAGACACCATCGCCATCGGCCAGGAGCAAGCCACCGGCCTGCGCGAGCGCATCGCGCACGACATCGCCAACGCTGACCTGGCCCTCGACATACAGATCCCATGTGACGCCTGCGAAGTCCGAGAAATCGCCGATCTTGTTCGACGGAACGCCCGCTTTAAGCAGGAGGTGCGGGACGATTGAGGCGATGTCCATGGGCGTGAAGCCGTCGTTTTTCGCGCCGCGCACATCAGCAGTGATCTTGTAACGAGGGGCGCCACCGAGACGGAACATGCCCAGCGGCAGGCAAACGGCCCATTCTGCGGGCTGTAGCGGCAGGGCGATGAGTTCAGCATATGTGGATACGCTGGCCTTCATCTTCGTCGCGTCCAGGGCTTCGGCGCGCTCGTAGACGGTGGGAATGTCGAGGACCGGGCCGTAGCCGTGGACTTGGAAAACCCAATAGACCTGATCGACCGCCACTGGATCGACATTCTTCGCGTAGCCCGAACACCAAGGCTTCAATGCGCCTTCCATGTCCTTCGGGCCTTCTGCGCCACCAGTGCCCTTGTATGTCTCCGTGAGAAGATCAGTATCTAGGGCGGCTTCCGGGCCGATCAGTTCAAGGGAAGCTGTGATGCCATCCCTACTAAGCGCGGATACCGAACCGTTATGGTAGATCGTGTAATCGCTGAATGGCTTGCCACTCTCACCGATCCAGATTTTAGCCGGTGCGTTGTTCCAGACATAGGTTGACCAAATCTCATTCTCGAACACCTCGCCCAGACGAAACTCGATGGACCCGCGCCTAATCTCGCTGGCTTGTAGGTTGCCCTCGCTGTCCATGAACTCGCCGCTAATAGCGGGGCGCTTGCTGATAAGTGGTAGCCACTGCTTGTCGTCGAGCAGAGTGCCTTCTGGCCCAGCAGCTTTATGCGCCATGCGAACTGTCTTGGGGTTGCCAGAGCGATCAACAGGTGTCGCTTCAAGCAGGATATTCGTGGTCATCAAAACACCTCTGATAAGTCGTCAAATACTTATCGAGAGGCGGGGGTGGGTTACTTGTAAGTGACTGCGGTAAACTCTATCGACTGGTTGTTATACGCAACATCGGCGCGCTTTGGCTGCGCGGTATTGCGGACATAGAAGGCTTTGCGCTGTTCATAATTTCCTCCGACTTCTTCAAGAAGCAGGAAGAACTTGCTTGTGCCCACGGACATGAGGAAGGGTTGCCACTTCTCGTAATAGTCCGCGTCCTTTATGTTCGAGACAGAGAATTTGAACTGCTGGCGAATGCGATATTCCTCAATCGTCACCGCGCCATACTGGTCATCAATGCCCGATGTATCGTCAATGGTTTCTTCGCGGCCAATGTCGAAGCCGTCATATTCAACGCGAGTGCCGATGAGCAGACGGCATACCTCGACATAGCCTGCCGGATTGCCGGGACTGGTGAAGTCGATCCTGATATAATTCTGGGTTACGGGACTATCTAGCAGCACAAAGGAGATAGCATCCTTGATCGGCGCGATGCCCTGCCAAGCAGGATAGGTCTGATCGAAGGCAGGAACGCCGTTCACATCGGCAACGCTCGACCCCATGCGAATGCGGATAGTGTCTGTGGCACGGAGATTATTTCCGATCAACGCGATTGTGTCGATGGGCTTCCCCTCAGTCTTGAACACGACATAGACACCGGACAGGCCACTAGAACGCCACACCATGCCGGGTTCGTCATTGCTCAAGTTCTTGGGTTCAGCGACAGTCAGAGTGCTGGAAGTCTGATACGTGACCTGTTGTGGTTTACAGAATACGACTGCCATCTTAACCCCTAACCCGGATAGTGCTGATCCCCGTTTCTAGATCGCACGAGAACGAAACGACTTTCATTTCTCGTCCATCAGTCCTGAACTTGGGAAAGTCTGGCTTGTAGGTAGGCACGCCACCTTTGAAGGCATCCGGCAGCATCAAGCCCTGAACTTGAAGTTCATAAACAACCGGGTCAGTATTCGCGGCCAACACTTTAGCAGCCAGAGCCTGAGCATTTGCTTCATCGAGTTGCGTGTCGATGGTGACAGTTCGTGCCTTTGGATAGCGCGTCTGAACAACGGCATTTTCAGCCGTTGTGTAGCGGAAGTCCTGTAGAACGAATGCTGATCGGTTCTGTGTCGTCATAGTCTGATATTTACCTCTCCCCTCAATAGGCCATTGTCACCTTGCCGTTGACGTTGCCCGACGATGCCGCAGCAGCCGCGCCCCAGACATTGCCGTTGGCGTTCTTGATCGCCTCAGCAATCTGCTTGAGCCAGCTATTCGTCTCTTGCTGTTGAGCCACATAAGCATCGGTCTGGTTCTGAATGGCCGAAACAGTGTCACCTGCGGCAACCGCTTTGTTGAACTCATCGGATACATTGGCCATTGCCTGTTCGGTCCAAGAACGAACATCGGTCAGGATGCCTTGGCCAGCCGCACTATTCGCGCCGTAAATGTCATTCACGCCGTTGATGATGTTATCCATCAATGCTGCGAACTTGTCCTGATCCACAGTCTTGCCCGCAGCAATGTCGGACTTGAACGCATCAAAGGCACTGAGGTTCTTGTTCAACACGGACATGGACGAGAAGCCGCCAGCTTCGCCATTCAGACTATCAAGGATGCTCTGGAAGCTGGAAGTCTGTTCCTCAATGATGTCCTTCAACTTGAGAGCGCGAAGTTCCTCAAGCTGGGCATATTCTGAACTGGTAGCACCTGCCTCCTTGAACACTTTGTTGAGGCTCTTCATCTCCTGATTGAGTGTATCAACAGCAGCGGCAACAGGATTGGTCCTGGCTTTCAGTTCCTTGAACACGCCTTCAAAGCGGAGGGCCTTCTGTAGCTGTGCTTCAAGATCGTCGCCAGCAGCCAACAATGCCTGAGTAGAGGCGCGAAGCCCGGTTAGAGCGCCGTCCTTGATCGCATCAGCCAGAGCATATTGAAGCGCCTCTTCTGCGCCCTCTTTGCCGAAGTCCTTGATGTCAGTGCGACCGCTGCCGCCCTTTAGTTTGCCGGTGCGGCCAGTGGTCGAGACGCGCCACTTGCCCTTATACTGACCGATGGACACAGAGTAATTGCCGTTCGCGTCAGCGCCAAGCTGTTCTGCGATGCTATCAAGGCCGCTAGTGATGCTGTTAGCAGCAGTAGAAGCGTTTTCCTTATAAGCGTTCTTGTTGCCATTGGTTGTTACCACGCCATTGACGACGCTGGCTGTGCCCCACTTGGCTTTCTTCAAGAAGCCGCCCAGAACGCCGCCGATGATCGAACCCGCGATAGAGCCGATTGGACCAGCGAAGCTACCAAGTGCACCACCGATCTGTGCGCCCATGCCGCTTGTCTTGATACCAAGGCCCTTCATGATCGAGCCGGTAATCTGGCCGACCTGAGCGCCAGCGCCCATCTTACCAAGCGTTTTGCTCAGAGTACCGTTCTTGCCGAACATACCCTTGAACAACTTGCCGATGCTGCCGGCTTCGCCAAAGATGCTTTCCTTGCCGAAGAGGGACTTGAGGCCATCTTTGAACTGCCCACCTAGACCAAGTGACTTCATCAAGCCGCCGATACCGCTTTCGCCCTTGAGGCTACCTACGATGTCGGAGAACTGCTTTGCGATCTTGGAGAACATGCCGCCGAACACGTCGCCAAGACTGTTCATGACATTCGACCACTTGTCGAACGAGGCAGCGCGTAGCTTGTCGTCTAGTTCCTGCTTCTCAAGCGCCTCTTCCTTGTTGATGCGCGCCAGAACCCTGCGATAGTCTTCCTCGCTGTATTTGCCCTTGCCGCCCGCATAAGCAGTATCAGCGGCGGAACGCTGGTCTTTGTATTTGTCGGCAATCGCTCCAAGTTGGCCCGTCTTCGTGTATTGCGCGAAGAGGTCTTTGCCCTGAGCAAGTAGCTTGTTGTTCTTGTCTAGTTCTACGCCGCGATCGGCATCGGCACGAACTTGGGCTTCTGCTAGGCGATATGCTTCGGATTGAATGTCCACGCCCTTGGCAAGCGCGTCATTGCGGAACTTATAGACTTCCTGTTCAACTGCCGCTTGTTCCTCAGTCATGCCTTTGAGGGTCTTGGCGAACAATTCCTGCTGCTGGTCTAGATCGCGAGCCTTCTTGTTATGTGCGTCCAGGGCATCGGTGAGGAACTGGTTAGTCCTGACCTGCTGTAGAGTTGTGACTAGGCGTTCCTTCTCGGTTGCGTTCAGATCGCGACCAAGGATTTTCTGTAACTCTAGCTGCTTCGTGTAGTTCTCCGCTTCTAGCGGAAGCAGCTTCGCGGTTTCGACCTGGCCTTTGAGGGTGTCCCAGAATTCCTTTTCCTGCTTGGCGCGCTTTTCCGCCTCGCTCTCGCCCTTTTTCTTATTCTTGTCGGCCGCTGGGCTGTCCTTGCCCACAGCCGCGAAGTCGAGATTGCCCTTGCCATTGCGACCGGCAGCATTGTCGATCCACGCGCGATTGCCTTTCTGGTCCTGCTGGATTTTGCCCGCATTGGACAGGACGCGACCAGCGACTTTGCGGGTTCGGCCAAAGCTAAGGTCAACATCGCCCCACTTGGAGAAATCGCCGGTAAGGCTCGCAGCCATTGCGGAACCGGCCTGCGAGAACATGGCCTTCAATTCGGCCAGGGCGACCCCGAAGATGTTGGGAAGCTGTCCCGCTACATAGGTAGCAGCGCGCAGGATGCCGACGAAACTCTCGCCCATGCTTTGACCGGCGATCTTGGTCGAAGGCACCAGCCAATCGAACGCCGCTCCGAACGCGCTCTGGAGCAGGCCAACGACCGTGCCGATGATATTGCCGATGAACCCGAATACCGAGCCAACGACACTGCCGACGAGGCTGATACCTTCGCCAACGAAGGCAAACGCGACCGCGAGATTATCCATTCCGGTTTTGAAGTTGGATGCGCCCTGATCGCCCAGCGTGAACATGGAGAGCAGGCCACTGCCGACATCAACGATGAGCGACAGGAGGCCGCCGATCACGTCCATGACGCCGGATAGCAATGGTGTGATTGCGCCAATGCCGTTACTAATGGCGCTGGTGATCTTGCCGACTGTCTTGTTTAGGACGCCATCACCCATCGCGGCCATGGTATTGAATATCTGGTCTTCCAAGTTCGCGAACGCCCCAGATGCCGTAGCCATCTGGCGAGCCATTGCGCCGCCGAAATTGGTCTTACCGATCCCGACAATGTAGTCCTGAATTTCTTTGGAATTGTTTGCGACCGTCGTTGTCACGCCCTGGAAGGTGAACTTGACCTTGTTGCCTTCCTTGTTGGCCTTGATGCCGAACTCTTTTAGTCGCTCGAACTCGCCGGTCGTCGCGTCGGCAACCGCTTCGATCATCTGCGACATATCCTTGCCCATCGCGGCAGAGGTGTTGCCGTAGCTGGTCATGATGTCGGTCGAGGTAGCCAGACCCAGAGCGCGCAGCTTCGTGAAACCGGACACAGACTGTTCAAGGGAGAATGGTGTGGTGTTCGCGAAGTTGACCAGCCCGCGATAAGCGGCATCAGCGCCAGCCGTGCTTTTCGTCATGGTCAGCAGATTTGCCTTCCAGACTTCGACCTGAGCCGCAGCCTTCACAGCAGCAACGCCAATCGCACCGATGGATAGGACGACAGCGCCGATGACGGCGGCTTGAGGGCCGATGGAGGATAGCTTGCTGACTAGCCCGCCAACGGCAGGAATACCGCCAGCAGCACGACCGCGAATTTCTTCCAGGACGGCACCGACTTTACCGCCTGAACTGGCGGCACCATCAGCGGACCTTTTGATCTTATCCAGGGTGCCCGCGACATTATCATTAGCGGCACTGACTTTCTTGCCCTTGCCGGTGAAGGCATCAAGCGATGCGCCAAGGCGAGCTAGTTTCGCCTCTGCGCCATCAGTAGTAACATCAATGCCGATGCCTGTTTGAAATGCTGTCGCTGTCATAGATCACCCCGGAAACTGTCTCCGTATTTATTGACGGGCAGTTTCCAGGGCGGTCGGTGTTACTTCTTCATCGACTTCTCAGTTTTCGCAGCTTGTATGCTGCGATAGTGAATGTCCAAGTGATAAACGACATATCGGAATGCTTCTGCTTCTCGGCAATCGAGTTCCAATTCATCAGCATATTCCTTGATCTTTGATCTAGGGATTGCGCCCAAGCTCATGCCTGAGACACGCTCGGACCCTAGTTCAAGAAATGCTTCATAATAGATGTCCTCAATCCGATTGAGTTTCGGCATCTTCTCCACTTGCTTGATCGCGAAAGGGTTTCCCTCTTTCGCATCAGACAGATAGATTAGTCCGTCGCCTTCGAACCAGTCGATGTAGCTTTTGAGTTTCCCAAGGCTTTACCCTGCTGAGCAACCGGATCAGCCTTGTAGTTCGTCACGTCGCGGGTTTCCGCAATAAGCGCGTTGACTAGCCAAGCGTTGTCTTCATCGGTGAACAACTCGAAAGCTGTGTTCTTATCGAAGGGAACCTGATTGCCTTCTTCATCGAGAACATCGGACCAGTCATGTAGGCATAGTTCGATGAAGGCGAAGATATTGGCAAACTCGCCCTTGTTCTTCTCATCCGTGCTACATTCACGCTCAAAGCGTTCCTGAGCGATCTTGAGATACTTGTTGAAAGGGTCAAAGAGGCTGGTTTTGAATGTGCCGTAATAGTTGCCTGCTTCATCATTGATGCGATGCTCAACGCCATATTCTGCCTTCTGCGCGTCAAAACGATGATACTTTCTGAATTTCACTGCCATGGGGAGTTTCCCTCTCTCTTGTTGTTATTACGTCTTACTTATCATGGGAATGGACTGGCGCTTTCGAGCCAGTCCACCCTAAGCGGTCTGTAGTAAGAGAGAGGATTGACCGCTTACGACTTAGGCGATGCGTTCAACGAACACATCTGTCTGAAAGGCGTTATCGTAACCGCCAGTGAAGGCCAGCTTCACGATCACGCTCGAACCCGATAGTTCGTCGGTTGGCTTCTGGAAGATCGCTGCTGGAACAGTGAAGCGATAGCCCGCGCCATTGCGAGTGAATTCAAAGGACAGCTTCTGGGGCTGGCCCGTTACGTCACTGTTGATGTCGAAGCTCTCGCGATACAGGCTGATTTCGCCAGCGGTCTTGCGAGTGCCGGAAGTGCCGATGTCAACGGCTTCCTGCTGGCCGCAGATCAGGCGAGGCTCCCTCTCGTGGCCCACACTGATGTTGAGGGACGACACGCCAAGATCGACGATGCCATCAGGGCCGGTTAGCTTGACGTTCTTGAGGTCGGAATAGGTGAACTCGCGAGCGTTGCCGTCAATCGGCGTAACAGAGGCATCATAGTCTTCATCGCTTTCTGCGCGGCTCAGACCCATCATGCCGAACGAGACGTTCACGCCTTCGCCAGACTGTGCGGTAATTTCCATGCTGTTCACGATCAGGCCGCTATCGACATAATACATGCCGTTCGCCGGATCGGGATCAACGCCAGTGTTTGGCTTCAATTCGCTGATGACCGAGAAGTAGGTATCCTTTGCGCCAGCGGATAGCTTGTTGGCAGTCCATTCGCCCGAAAGTGCGCTCTTTAGCAGAAGGTCGAAAACCGATGCCTTCTGTAGACGAGTTTCAACAGACCATTCGATGGAACTTGCGCCCTGTTGTGCGCCATTGCTTGCGCGGTTTGGACGCTTGGTGTTGCTGGCGATCTCAGCAGTTGCGTAAACAGGCGGAGCCTGTTCGGTAGAAACTGGCAGTTCGAAGCGAGTGCCATCTTCTGGGGTAGTGCCCGGAACTACTTCTTCAACAATGCTGTAGTTTGGGTCAGAGCTATTAATACGTGCCATTAGCGGCCCTCCAATATGAAGTGAAAGAGCCGCTTGATTTGGCTCCCTGCTATTTATCGGGGCCGTGGGCCAACTTAGTTGGACTTCCTATTGCTCTCCCATGAGACAGTTACATTGATCTGGGTATAGGCATCCTGATCGACGGTCGTGTATCCAATGCGATCAACAGATGTGTAACCATCAGGCGAAGTCCAGCCGCGAAAGGCAGCGGCGAACTTGTCTCGAATTTGTCTAGCTGCGCCCATGCCTGTTCCCTTCGGCGCAAAGACTTGAAGATAGGCCGTGCCTAACTGCTTATATGCCGGATTAAGTTCTAGTGTGTCCTGCTCACTGTCGCCGGGGGAGATTGTGAAGCGGACCCAAGGCTTAGTCTCGTCTAGATTGATCTTTGGCTGGTTCTGTAGGAGCCTCTGAGTAGCAGAGAGCGTCACAGTCTGACCCGCTCCATCGACATAGGAAAGAGCAGTGGACTTGAAGCGATCATTGAGGGATTGTTCATCTAGGTCTAGCATTTACTTGCCTCCCAATTTCGTAGCCGCTAGGATACTATTGTCGATCCAGCCATTAGGCGCTTGATCCGAATGTCCGTGAACTAGCGTGGGGCCGTAGGGAGTGGTGTTTTCAATCCTGCCGTTATCGAATGGCTTCTTAGGCGTCTCCACAGTCCAGTTTCCACGGAAGTTGCCAGTATCAACAGGCGATCCGCGAACGACATTCGCATGAACGTCCAGGGTGACTTTCTGAGTTAGCTCTAGAACTTGCTGTTCTGCTGCTTTCTTGAACTCGGCCACCGCTCTGATGACATCGGACATATCTATCTTAATCATCATGCGACCTCTGCCATGAAAGCGACGATGCGACCTTGTAGTGGCAGAGCCGTCACGTTGCCGATGATGTAGCGTTCGTCCTCGCCCCATTCCAGCGTGTCGCCCTGTGCGGGTTTCTCGCGCATCACAGCAACGGTCGGCGTTGTTTCGCGCCCCTCGGCATAGTTGAACGGGATCGGCCCTACAGATGCCCTCACAGGGATGGATAGGGGCGAGCCGCCGACCGTCTCCATCTGCTCCGTGTCCGGGTTCCATTGCTCGATATCTGGGCCGGTGCGAACAAGGACGCCGTTAGCGCCGAACTCGTCCAGCATCTCAACGACCAGTTCCACCATTTCCTCGTAGAAGGTCATCAGCGCACCAGCTTTCCGAAGCTGACCGATGGAATTGCCTGTCCCGCTCGAAGCGGTGCGATCAGGGCGGTGACGCCGGGGAAGGGATCGGCCGAGACAGGCTCGAAATACTCGACCTCCTTTTTGAAGCCCACGCCCTCCTTGGCTTCCTTCTTCACAACCGGTGTCGAAATGCCGACCTGGGGGTTCTGGGCCATGCGGAGCGCGAGGGTGGCGACGGCGATCAGGTATCGCGGCTGATCCTCCGCGCCCGCTTTAAGCGGAGCGTATGCCTGCTCTACATAGTCCAGAGCGTTGAGCAGGGCGGCGTTGCGATCAGCAACAGCGGCCCATTCGACATTGCATCTTTCTTCGTGGAATGTGTCCACCTGTGCCAGTGTGATTGCCATGGATACCTCGCTTGTTTCGAGATATTTAGCGATCAGCCATGGCGAAGCCCCGGAGCAGAGAGCGCCGGGGCCTTACCCTTTGGATTAAGCGTCGTTGAAGGTAACAAACCTATGAGGGGTCCGTATCTAGGGCGGATTGTTCCAGTGCTGCTTGCTCGCGCTTTTTGTGGTGATATTCTCTTACTGACGCAGCGCGCTTCGCAATTGTTTCAGGTGAGTTCTTCCTGAACATGTGGGGTAGAACAATTCCCTTCTTCGAATCACTCAAATTCTGCTTTGTCTCTTCTGATTTCGGCAACTTCATATGTGGCAGCACAATACCCTTGCGAGCATCACTCATTCTTTGGCGCGTTTCACCGCTACGCGGACCTAGTTTCTTACCCTTGTTATGTGCTGGCTTGCCTTTGTGTGCTTCGCTCTTCTTCATGCGAACTTCATCGCTCTCAGAGCCAGTTTTGACACCCGAGTTCCACGACTTTCGCCCCTTGGCTTTGTCGCTCATTTTCTTGCGAACCTCAGGTGTGAAGTGCTGAGCGCCACCGGCGGCAGCGTTGAGGAAGTTGTCTAGGATATGGACTTTGTTATCGCTGAGGATCGACGTTTCGAACGCGATTGCTTCTTCCTTGGTATCGAACGTCTTGATAATGTCGATAACAGGAGGGCGACCATGTTCTTGAGCAATGGCTTTGACATATTTGCTGCTTGTGAAATACTTCGTCCACATATCAGATGGGTGACAACCATCCTTGTAGCGAACGCCGATATAGAATTTGTTGAGATCGGGCCAACCGACGAGATAAACGAACGGAATGTGATTTTGATAAGTAAGCATGTGCTGGCAGTCTCCATTACTGTTAGGGCGCTTGGTAGTTGTCGCTACGCGAAGCGCATTTTTATTGTCAGTATTTAGTCATGAGAAAGCCCCGGCATTGAGCCGGGGCTTCTTTGTTTCAGTGTGGCTTATTCTGCGCCGAACGTCACGAAACGGAACCCGAACTGAGCGTCTGGTGCCACCTTGGTCCAGCTTGCAGCAGCTTCCAGCTTGGCCTTAACTTCTGCCTGCGAGACGGGGATCGCGCCCTTGTAGTCCATGCCGAGAGGATGGATCACACGCGAAAAACGGGTGTGGATGATGTCAGCGCCACCACCGTTACCGCCGTTTGCCTTGCGCTCAACCTCGAAAGCCTGCTGGGCAGTGCCTTCGCCGTAGCCGAGAGCGCCAGTGCGGAACAGAATAGCGTCGTCATCGGTCAGGATGTTGCTCTTGAGCAGGTTGAAGCCCTGATACTGAGCAAAGCGGGTGTTCACGTCCGACTTGGCCACAAAGCCCGTGTTTGCAGCCTGTAGCTTGGCGTAACGACCATGCGAAACGATCATGCCGTTGAACAGGCTCGACCACTCTTCACCAGTTGCGATGATGTCATAGATGACAGCCATGTCCCAATCGGTTTCAACTACCTTTGTGATGGCAGTGTTTGCAGCAAGAGCAGCGCGGACGCCCACGAGCGAAGAACTAAGGAGGGATTTGGAAACTGCGTTCTGGTAGCCAGCGAAGCCAGACGCGATGTCGCCCTGCTTGCCATACTGAGTGACAATCTGGGTGAGGTCGGTGGTGCCGATAGCGTAGTTGAGGTCAAGACGCATAGCGGAGAAGGTGCCACCTTCTTGCTTGCCAACATCGCCTTCGTCGTTGATGTCATCATTCGAGACGTTGAAAACGTCTGCGGACAGTGGCTTAACGTAGTCCAGCGACACCTTGCGAGGGCCGCCATTTGCGAGCGCCTGAACTTCTTCGCTGGTGGTGGTCAGACCCGACTGGACCAGTTCATTGCTTTCCTCACGGATAGCATTGACCTTAACTTCCAGCTTGCGCTCCGAACCAGCAAGACCAGCAATAGTGGTATTGGTAATTGCCATGTTTTTATGTTCTCCAACTTAGTGAACTGCGGCTCACAAGTCGGAGCCGGGCAAGCGATGTTCTGCTTGCCCGGTATTTAGTCCTGCCGCTTCTTGGGCTTAGAGTTTCAAGTCTGGTGCGCCGATACTATCGCAGAGCGCGTTGCGCTCTACGGTTCCCAGACTATCTAGGTAATCCCATTCCTGTTGTGTGCCGGGGCGCTTGTTGAGCCTCATCGGTGTAGCGGTGGAAGTGTTGCCGGTCGCGCCAGCGCCGCTATTGTCAGTCGCGCGACGGAAGTTCGCTCCTACATCGCTGTTGAGATATTCACCGATGAAGTCGGCAACGGGCTTGCCATCAATGGAAGCAGTTCCATTCTCATACTGGACTTTGGACTTGAACATATAAGTCAGGGGTTCAAGCTGATAGTCGATCACTTTACCCTCTGTCAGTGCCTTGGTGATTTCGTTATCAACGCGGATAGTGCGAAGGTCGCCATCAACAGCGTCTAGTTTGTCCTGTAGCTTCTTCATTTCCTTAGCATGGGCAGCTTTCAGGGCTTCAATGTCGCCATTGCGCTCTGCTGCCTGAGTTACGGCTTCATCGGCAGCGTCTTGCGCGTCCTGTGCCTTCTGCTTCGCCTTCTGCTTTTCTGCTAGGAGTTCCTTGTTCTTTGCGCGTAGCTTTTCGATTTCAATGTCTCGCTCGTCGCGCTCAAGGGTGGTGTTGCTGCCTTCGTCGGCAGTCTCGTTCTTATCTGACATTTTATATCCTTCCCCGTCACGAACGGTTCTTGGTCACTTCCACATGGAAGCATTCGTATTTAGTTGAGTATGTCTGGATACTTTGCTTTCAAATGGTCAAGTGTCAGCAGTGTGCCGTCAGCCCTGACGAACTGATCTAGGTCGAGTTTACCGGAGCGGAACAACTCGGCGCGACTAGGACCGAGCACCTTGTCCTGTGTCGCAACGCCTTTGTTCATGAGCCAGTCCGCGAAACGCGGAGAGCCTGAGACTTGCCCGTCCATGCTGGCGCGATCCCCCGGCGATAACTCGTCCTTATCCAAACCGAGTTCGCGGAAGCTCTTTGTCACCGCGACACTGATTGAGCGGCAACGGATATGTCTGGGAGGAATCGGACCTTCGCCTATGGGGAATGTCTGGCCGTCCAGGCTGCCACAGGTAACAGTTGTGCGGCTGTCCAGCGTCGCCAGAAATTGCCACCCCTTCACGACATGGCTATTTGCCTTCCACGTTTCCTGCGCCGTGACATTGCTCACATGGGTAACTGCGGTGCGGACGATCGACTGAGCGGAGCGGCGCGAAATGTCCAATATGCCATCGCTGTAACGGGCCACTTTCGTCCCCTTGATGCGACGGACAATCGCGTC